CACCTGCTCCGCCACCAGCAATAACAAGATATTCCACTGATGGAGGTGCAGGATTGTATGCGGTATTACCCACAAGCATAGAAATGCTACGGGTTCCGTTTTTGATGGATTTAACAGCCATTGTTTAGGAAATCTCGCTACCAAACGCTGAGAATGTAACAGTTGAAGTAGATGCGTAAACAGAAAGAACATCTGCCGCGTTCATTGTAATACCTAGAGTAAGAACTGTTGAATCAGATGCACCAACAGTAATGTCATAACCAACATACTGAGAGTTAGTAATTGATGCACCGTCAGGGCGTACAGCAATTCTAAATGTTGCTGTTGTTGCCGCTAAGTTAGCAATAACAATGCTAGAAATAACAGCCTCAGTTGCGGCGGGTACAGTGTAAAGAGTTGTAAGAGTTGTAGCAGTAGGGTTTGATTGCCCTAATACTTTGTAATTTGTTGGCATTGTTTATGCTCCCATCAGCATGAATACGGTTGAGGTTGGATCGGATTGAATTGTACCAACATTGAGGTTGGTTGTTGTTGCTACGCGGGTGTTTGTAATGTTGCCTGAGTTGATCTGAGTTACAGCCGCGCCTACCGCAACAGTTGCAAGAGAGATTGAGTTGGCAGGTAAAGCAGGTGCAACAGGAGATCCCGCAGGAGTTCCTGCAATGACTTGAAAAATAACATCATTAAAAGCACCTGAATAGAAAGCATCTCTTACTGTGGCGCATACAAGGTCAATCCGTGGATTAGTTGGATCTGCCGTTGTAATTGTTAATGTAGTAAGCGCATCATTGTAAAATGTGTAAACACCCATATCTGTTGTTGTAGTTCCAACAACCGCGGCCCAACCGCTTGCAACACGCACCGACATACCCGCAGGGCTGTTTGCGCTAACGGCTAATGAAGATGAACCAATAATGCCCGTTGTGGCATATAGCGCTTGTTGAATGATGCGGTCATATTGGGCAGGGTATGAGCCTGCCTGTAACCATGATGGCGGTGTATTAAGCGTCATTTATTCTCCTAAATGTATGCAGAATACCAAGAAACGGTAGCCTGCGTAGTTCCTGCGAGAGTGCTTGTACCTGTAAAGAAAAAGTTTGAGTTTCCTGGTGGGGCATCAAACCATGTTCCTGAAATCAATAGATTACGAGCAGGATTTCCATTGAGTGTAATCAATTGGTTATACAAATCAATTTCAAGAAGATCTAACGCGCTATATGTTCCTGAGAAATAAAGAGTATCTCCGCTTGTTGAATTGCCAACAACAGGGTTAGTAATTGGCCCGTTAATTCTAATAATTGGATAGGTAGTAGCCCAACCAATGTTGCTAATAGTTGTAGTTACTGTTGCAGATCCACCGCCATATGTGTAATTAAATGTCTTGTTATAGGTACGCCCTAGAGCCGCGCTGATCTGCATAACAGATGTCTGTAAATTGTTATCGTAGTAATTAGGATCAGGGCAAAAGAAATCAACCTGAGATGTAATGTATCCATAGGTGTAGTTAGGATCTACGGTTGTGCGTAAACTGCGTACGCGAGCATCTACAAATTGCTCAGATGTAGGGCTGTTAGGAAACTTAAAATACAGTGGTGTAGTGCCTGATGTTTGAGGCAAAAGGGTACGCTGAATAGTGTTGTAGTTGGTTTGAGCAGATCCATTGCTATCGGCAAAAGTGTTAAAAATAATAGAAATTACGCGCCCGTTTAAAAAATCGCGCCCTGTAAACATGCCGTCATGGTATCCACGGTTATCATCTTGATTGCGGATAGTAGGCAAAGACTCTAGGCCATCAACGCTAAGGATTTGATAAGGAGATCCCGCTCCACCAAAAACCTGATTGTTAAATGCAAAGGAATAAACCTGCGTTAAAGTTGTCATCTACTTACCTTTACTACTTCGCCAAATTTAATTGCACTAGCAGTTTCCCTGGCTACATCTCCTGCGTTTAATTTAGAATTAAAAGTTTGTGTAATGTTGATAGGAGCAGTTCCAGTTTTCTTTGCAATCTTGTCACTTAAAGTTTGTAATGTATCTAATTTTGTTTGTATTGGAGTAGTAGTAGGAGCGCTTGCCAATGCAGTAGAAGCCGCTTGAGCCGCACCTAAAGCCCTCATTGAAGCGGCAACTTCAGCCAACTTAGTTTTGAGATCTTCTAATTTCTTCATAGTTGATTTGTTTATGTCATCAATGGCTTTTTCATAGTCCTTTTGAGCCTCTAGGAGCGCGTCCTGAAGGGTTTTAGCGGCATCTGCCAGTGCCTCATCACGGGCAATTTTAGCCTCCGCTATGGCTTCCTCATAGGCTCTGTTGGCATCTGCCATGCTTGCCTTTAATTCAGCATCTACTTCAGCCAAAGACACCTTGAGATCTACGGCTACCTGGGTGTATGCGTCCATCAATTCTTGAGTAGCAAGTTTGCCACCTGCGTTCATAGACTTAGCCAAATCATTTAGTCCATTGTTGCTAACGCTTACAACCTGCCCATAAAGATCTTGTAATTCTTTTGTTGCTTCAGGAGAGGCATCTTTAAGAGCCTGGGCAATTTCATTACCTGCTTTAGGCCCTTGCTTTACTACTTCTTCAATAAAGGTTTGGCTGTATCCCAAACCAGCAAGAGCCGCCGCATTTTCTTGTAATTTTCTAGCCGCTTCTAAATTCTTCTTTAAAGTTGCTATTCCTTGAGCGGCATTTTTACCGCCACCAAAAACATCAGCAATACTAAAAGCAGTAGAAGATGCAAAAGCATTACGCAAGCGGTTTACTGATTCTTGAATAATTGATAATTGCTTATCAGATGCAGTCTTAGTTAAATCAGCGGATCTCTTTGCTGAGTTTGCTTGTATGTCAGCAAGTTTGTCATCTAACTGTTTCTTTAAATCAGTAGAACGCTTAGCAAAATCTTTGCCTATATCTAATACTCTTTCATCATGATTTTTTTGCGCCCTAATAAATTTATCATTACGATCTTCAAGTACAGATTGAGCCTTATCTTTTGCGTCTTGCGCAACTTCATACATATCTTTGTAGATCTTATCTACATCTTTTTTGTAATCAGCAAGTTTCTTTTTTGCTTTGTCATCAAGCCCACCGCCACCGCCGCCAGTGCCTCCGCCTGTTCCGCCCGTAGATCCAGGGCCACGGCCTGCAAGAGCCGCATCTTGTTTTGCGGCAATACCCGTAGCCCCTGTTTGTAAAAGTGCAAGTTTGTTGCTTGTTGCGGTAATTTTGTTGGAAACATCATCAAGGCCTTTACCTATTGATTTAGCCCAACCCATACCAGGGATCTTGCCTAACATGCTAAAAAATTTACCTGCAAATTCAGAAACTTTAGCAAAAGAATTTAATACTGCTTGCATGGCTTTAATTACAACAGCCCTAAATGTTTCACTATTTTTCCAGGCATAGACAAATGCCGCGCCTAAAGCAATAACCCCTGTGATAATTAAGCCAATTGGATTAGCGCGAATAGCCGCATTTAATAAAAGCATAGAAGCGGCAAGCCCATTAGTAGAAGCAATTGAGGCTAGTGTTGCGCCCTTCATAATAGTTTGCATAACAACAAAACCTTGTTGAGCAACTTTAGTTACAACTAAAGCGGCCCTGTAAGCATAAAATGAAGCAACTAAAGTTAAGACAATTGAAGAATACAATTTAATTGCATCAGCGTTTTCTTGAAAAAATTTACCTGTTGTGCGTAAAGCAGGAAAGAGTGTGCCAGTTAAAAAACCAGTAACGGCTAATAAAGCAGGCAATAATTTTTTACCTAAATCTTCTTTTATTTTGTCAAAGTCATTTCGTAATGCTTGCATCTGACCCGCAGGGGTATTGCGTAATTCTTCATTGAAGCCTTTGTAAGTTGAATTGAGAACATCAACAATTGCCGCAGATCGCTCTGCCTCTGTACCTGATGAAATAAGTTTCTTTGTGTGATCATCAAGCACAAAGCCAACCCTAGTAAGAGATCCAAAGTTGCCGTTAAGAGCCTGGGCAAGGCCGTTAGTCATTTGCTTAAACTCATCAGCGCTTGCGTTTGCGCCTTTTTCCGCTGTTACATAATCAAGAATTGCAGGGGTAAGCCTTTTGATTGTGTCAGTTTGCAAGTTAAATGTTGCTAACTGTGATTGCGTCTGCGTAATGTTTGAACCAGTTACAACGCCTACTCTTTCTAGGGCATCTGCCTGAGCGTTAAGAGAGGCAATCTGCTCATCAGTTGCGCCAGTTCCAACCCTCATCAATTGGTACAAGCGCTGTTGTTGGGCTTCTGCTTCCATTGCCTGAGCAATAACATCTCTACCAAATTGCAAAACCTGAGTACCAGCAAAAGCAATACCTATTGATGCGCCAATTTGTTTGATCTTTGTAGCAAAATTAGTCATGCCTGTTGAGGCTTGTTGTACAGATTTATCTACGCCTTTAATTGCATTTTCTGCATTAGCCAACCCTGATTTTAATTCACTTACATCTGCTTGTAGTTTGATAAGCATTGGGGGTATTAGATCAGCCATGCTTAACTCCCCATCTTCTCTTTAACGGCAGTAGCAAAAATCCTTGTCAATGTGCCATTTTTTAATAGCATTAAAGCCGCAGGTTCTAAGTAAGGGTATTTTACTCCTGATCGCCAGTTGCCACCGCCTTTTTCAACCTGACGGGCGTAAATCATTGTTGGCCCAACTTCAGCGGTATAGGTTCCTAAACCAACTACAAAAGTAGTTTTAATAGATCGTTTTAAATTACCTGTAACAGTGTTTGGCCCTGATCCACCAACATGTTTTTTAGGGCTAGTTACTATGTAAGGCCTGCCGTTTTTACTTACCTTTTTTTGATAACTGCGTGTGCCTTGAAAGTTAAGTTTGGCTTGTCGCTCTACTGCAAGGCCAGCGCGCATGATTCCTATTTGCGCGCCTTGAGCAATTTTGTCAGCGGAACCATTTATTGCGGCGAGAACTTCAGTTAGGTTTTTGATAACAATGCCAGCCATTATTCTCGCAACCCTTCTGTTTTTACTTCATCAACAGTTCTAGCAATCGCTATTAACCAATCCGCCGTTTGTGCGGGTAGGTCATCTACCTGTTGTGGTGTCCAACCAAACCGCTCTGCCATTTGATAGTAATACCATTGCTCATCAGGATAAGAAAAAGCCTCATGCCTTTCATTACCCTGAAGTAACCATTTTAGGCGTTGGAGTTCCCGCCAGGCGCTTTTGGGTCTTTCTCCGTTTCAGGCGTTTCAGCCAAATTAGGGAACAGGTATTTTTGTGCATCTTTTGTATGCTCAACCAAAGCGTCATAATCGGCCATTGTTAATTCATCTAATGATTCCATTTTAATTGATGGCGGAATTAAATCAAATGACCATGACTCAACAAGCATGGCAACAAGAGCATCACCTAATGCAAGTGCTTTTGTTAGATCTCCGCCTATGGCGTTATCTGCCGTACGCATAACATTCTTGCGATCTTTAACGCGTAATGTTGATGGGTCTTTTAATGTAACCGTTGCCCCTGATGGCAGTTTTACTTCTTTAGACATATTGCCTCCTAATTAGTTTGCCTTCCTAAATCATACCTAAAAGGAGCAAGCGGTGTGGGAGAGCGGGAAGGCAATCGCCCTCAACCACACCGCCGCTCTGATCTAGTTTATGCGTATGTGCCTGATGGCTTAGCGTTTTGTAGTACCCATTTGATAGGTGCAAAACCGCCTGAAGCGCCATCATCAGTTGTGTTTGCTTGTGCGTTAATGTCCACTGTTACCTGTACAAAATCTTCACCGCGTTCAATTACACCAGTGGTGTAAGCGCCCTTAGTAAGAGTTGCTTGAATTTGTACCGCAGAAGCGCCAGCGCCATAAGCCCAGTTAAAAACAAGTGCAGGCTGTGAGTTATTAAGGAAGTTAAGTAACTGTGAGTCATCTTCCATAACAAAAGTAATTTTTCCTGTTACTTCTAGTGGGCCTAGAAATACCTGGTATGGATCTTGTGTGTTTGAGATTCCATAAATAGGTGTTGCAGGGCGTGTCATATCAATGTTGCCACTCATGGCTGTTGATACGGCTGATCCACCAATTGAAACAGTGCCGCGCCATACAGGGGTTGGCAAAACTGTTGAGAATGTAGGTGTTGGATCTGCCACTAACTCTGATTGGAAACCAGTTGATTTAGCATCATATTCAAGCATGCCATCTGCGTTGAACTTCAATGAGAAGTCTGAGAACTGGCAACCAGGGTATGAGCGCACATCTACTGCATAGAAGTCAGTTAATGTGTATGAGATAGGTTGAACATCTACATTAGATGTAAGGCTGTTGAACAATGAAATTGTGTGGGTAAATGGTGCTGATGCTCCTGTTGTTGCAACAGATCCTAGAACGCCTGCAATGGCGTATCCAACGGTGTCTGCAAATACTGCTCCACCAAAATCTACTGTTGAACGGGTACGGCCAGGAATGTAATTGTAATTTAATGCATTTGAGCCGCGTAACCCTGTGTCATAGAGCGGATCTACAATATCTACTGGCTTTAAAGCATCTTTCATTACTGGTATAAAATCGGTTGGTGCTACTGCCGTACCGCGGGTTGCTTCTTTAGCAATACCTAAGTACGAGCGAACGGACTGTTGAACAGACATTATTTCACGCTCCTAGTTTCTTGTCTGACGCGGCAGACATAGTTGTTGTTGGTTCTTTTGGTTCTGTTGATTCTGTAACTGATGGTTTTGCGCCTGCCACTGTTACATTTGCGGCAACAAATCCTTCAGGTGCGTCAAACTCATCACCAGGTTTTACAGTTTTCCCAATGCTAGGGAACACGCGTTCATCAGTTCCGTTGTATTTGTACTTCATTATGCTCCTTATGCCTGGATCATCTGTGTTACAGGAAATTGTATCTCAGCAAAGATTTCTGTAACGCCTTCTTTTTCAGTAGAAGGTTCTCCATAGCGGGCCTGAATAACTGGCTCTGCACCTTGCCAAACTAAATTACCTGTTGGATCGCCAAAGTTATGATCTGATCTCAAGCGTTCTTTAATGTTATCAACGATTGTGTCAAAGTCGGTCATAACATCTTCTGCCTCTCTGTGAAAAGAAATGCAGAAAATTTGAACAATTACGGTGTAATCAACACGCTTCCACCCATTAGTTGCCCCACCAATTGCTAGACGGGTTTCATACTCATCAGCAATGTAAACAACAATTGCCGCTCTTGTGGCTTGCCCTGGTTCAGCGTTTACCTGGTAATTGATAATCTTAGGAAAAGATGTAAAAACCTGATTAACATTCTGAATTTTAGGATTAGCCAAAAACAATGAAAGCGTTTGGCGTACCGCATTGCGGCCAGTAAGTGTAGGTACAGCCGTCATTATCTAATCCTGCGGTACTTGTTCACCATGTCTAAAGCAACGGCTATGTCACTGCCATAGCGCACTGAGCCAGGAATGTTTCCTGCGGGTGAGGTTGTGTAAGCCATAGTAGTTGAAGCGTCACCGCGCATTTTGATAAATGCAGTTGTAATTAAAATACAGGCTTGCTTTAAAACAGTTGGCAAATTGCTAAATGTTGCATCTGTACCATGAGCAAAAACCATAGGGGCAACAAGAGGAACCGTGGTTGATCCATAGACATAATTGCTTGCTACTGTTACACGCTCAGTTCTTTGACCATCAAAAATACGATATTGCTCGCCTGGCAAAATACCTGTTCCATAGGCCACTGTTAAAGTTGATGCGCCTACATTTGTAGCAACCGCAATTTCTGTGTTAGCAAACCCTGCAATATATGTGTATTTTGTAAATGTCCAATTGCTTTGACTAATAGAACCACCAAATTGAAGCGGGCCTTGAGAGGTGTAATTCCAACCAATCTGATTGCCAGGGATAATGATTTGTTGCCCTTCAAACCATGCTGTTGAGCAATCTTGTAATTCATTTAATTGATTTGGGTTTGCCCCATAATAAAATTCTGAAAGAGAGATTACGGGAGAGTTGTATGGGTGAAGTGCGTAGTATCCACCTGATGCTGAATAGCGTATGCGTTGCGTTTCTGTGTACTGAGTAGCCACTAAATTTTGATTGAGATATTCATTCATATATGAAGAAGCGCGCAAAATAACTTCTGAAAGTTCAGCATCTTGAGCCGCCGCGTTACCGCCTACAACTAACATGTCATAGTTAATTGCCGTTGGTGCGTTTTTGTATTCAGCCACACTGATGTATGGGTTTTCATTGCCAATGTCGGGCGTGATACCTACGGCCATTATTTATTCTCCATCTCGCGGTATGTCTTGTGATTCATGTCCGCAA